CAGGAACGTCTACATCCCTGAATTCTCCGGGTGCAATCGGTGTATCGTCCCCTTTTACACGCAATCCGCGAGCTTTTAAACCGCCAGGTAGGTTAGCCAGCGATCCAGCGTCCACCAATTGACGAATAATCATCGTACCGGCTCTAGCATAACCACCAATTAAGTGAATAAGACCAAATCCGTAGGCTCCAAAACCAGGAATATAGGTGTATTGGACAAAATGCTGCCTTTTAAGGTGCTTTTTATCCCCTTCTTCCCAGTTTCTACGGATAGAAAGTACTTTATTTGACCCTCTTTCAATCGTAATAACGTATGGCCTAGCGATTTCATCGTCATCTTCATCGCCTGGCAGCACATAATCAACGTGGATTTCAGCCAAATGGTATCTATCGTCATCTGTAATTGAGTATCCAGACTCATCGGCCTTCTTTTTCTCAATGTCTGTTGGGATATGCATGGGTTCACCCAGCTCAATATCCCTATAGAAGCCACTTACCTGTAGTTTTTTGATCTCATTTTTGGTCTTACGCATCATATGTGTGACGCGCTCGCAGTGCATTACACCGCTTGAACCATACGGCATGATCAAATCTTCTGCGCCAACATACATAGCCACTGGTCTGCCAAGATTTTGATCCGGATAAAGCTTTTTAAACGCCGATCCAATAAGACCAAGATTAAGTAAAAGCCTTTCATGTTCAGGACGATACTCTGGCATCTTCTCTACCAGGTAATAGTTCATGTGATTTTGAACTCTTTGTGATGCTTCCATCTTGAGGCGGTCAATCGCCCCCATGATCTCCGTCTTTACCGGGCCAGCCGCAGGAAACGTTTCAGTAATCGTTTCTGCTTGGAACCTAATCCCAGCCTCTGTAAGCACCGTGCTGAAAACACCACAAGCTCCGTTCCAAGGTTCCGTTCTTTCTTCATATTTCATCCCCAATACTTCAAGGCCTTTGACATATGTTTCTGCCCAATCCTTACGGGAATGAACGTCCGCATCCACTTCTTCCATTAATTTCTGGGCCAAGGATTGAAGCTCGCCTTCATCCATATCTTCGGCCAAGTTTTCATAAAAGTCTTCTGAATCTTCGCGCTCTTCTTTGGGATCCAAGTCAATTTCAATCCCGCCAATGCCAACGTGCATAGCCTCTGGGTTTTCAACTTCAATTTCTATATCCGGCTCAACCGTATTGAGTTGCGGAACGTTTGAATACAATGCTTTATCTAACATATTAAATCCTTTTAGCTGTGCTGCCTTCTAATTTATAACTGTCTATTTGCTCAAAATTTACTTCTGGCATAGCCAATCTCATCCTAATTCTGTGAAGCCAATAAGATTTTTTTACATACCTATAACTGTTAGTATCAAAATCAAACTGGGCATCTTCTGGTATTTTCAAATCATCTTTACTTACATTGTTATAAGCTTTATCTTCCAATTCCTCGGCGGTTAAATAGGTATCACCCCATTCACGAATATAGTCAGACTTAAATTGGGGCTTAACTCTCCACACAATTTGCTTTCTATCCCCATCGTCCAACTCTTTAAGCCCTTCGTAGAAATGTTTTGCCAACATTGCTTCTGCTTCTTTAGCTGTATATCCTTCGACCGCATAAGCCAAAGTGTCGTATGAAATTCTAATTATCTGATGATCTCCATCAGGATCCAAAACTTTCATAGAAGCGTCTGTGAAAAACTTATTGGCATCATGCTTTTGCAATTCCATGAATGCTGATGGCTCGCCCATGACGCAATAAAATTTTGATTCCATCCATTCGGTCAAACTTCTTGCGCAAGTAGGGCCACTCCAGCCAGTGCCAGAATAAACAACCGGCGCAGCCAGTGTAATTGCGCCCGCACCAATTGCCTGTAAAAAACTTCTACGCTTCATACCCACTCCTAGTAATATGCTTTACGTCTACGCCAGTATTGAGGCTCTTCTTCCTCGTCACTGGGTAATCTTAAAAACCCACCCTGCCTAAATCTAATCAACGCCTGGCTTGAGCTATCCACATAGTCATCATGTTCCGCATTAGGAAACCGTGCCATCTCTTCAATTAAATCATCTGCCCACCGCTTATCTGGTGCCCATACTTTTCCAGAATTAAACAAATCGGCCACGCTATTTAAACGTACAAATTTGTCATTTCCACGGGTAGGAGTGTACTCGCTAACCGGTATTCCCATAGATCTTAATTCAAACACAAGCGGAGCACCAGCTGCTTTTGCCTCAACAATAAACGCATCAGGCTGCCATTCTTTATATCCTTCCAGCGCAGCTTTCTTAAGCGCAGGAAATTCCAGCTTATCTCTATATGCATCAAGGAGAATAATATGTTTATCTGTCGGGTCTTCGTTTAAGCTAAAAACACCCCAAGTCGTACACGCAGAATAATCGGCCCGCTCCGATTTTGTAAACGCCGTATCCCAACTCTGAATAATAAAATCACAAGGAGGGGGCATATCACTCTTCCACCTTCTCCACGATTCCCGCTTAATAATCGCACCCTCTTCACCAGTTGGCTGCTGCTGATACTGGGCGTTCCACTTATAAACCCCAATCTCTTCTTTAACAGCTTCAAGTTCTTTTAGCGGCCAAAACTCAGGCCATAAAGGATTACCTGACGGCATAATCGCCGGCAATTCAATAACCTCCCAGTCCTCGCCGGAGGCGTTACGCAAAATTTTTCCAGTTAAGTCCTTATCCGACCAGCGGGTCATCACGATCACAATCCGCCCACCAGGTTGCAAACGCTGACGCGGGCCAGATGTATACCATTCAAACACAGAGTCAAATACAGTCGGATCTCCCTGGGCTAACCTCGCCTCCTGCTCAGAGTGAGGGTCATCAATAATCATTAAGTCCGCGCCCTTACCCGTCATCGTACCGCCCACACCAATCGCTATATATTCACCCCCAGCATTCGTATTCCATTTACCAGCGGCCTTAGAATCGCTGGCCAAACTAATCCCAGGAAATATACTATCGTATTGATCGCTATCAACCAAATTTCGAACTTTACGACCAAACCCAACAGCCAAGTCCGCTGTATTGGATGATTGAATAACTTTCTTATCGGGGTAATTTCCAAGAAACCAACTAGGCAACAAGTAACTAGCAAACTCAGATTTGGTATGACGAGGAGCCATATTAATAATAAGCCGTTTACAGTCTCCATGTACAACCTCCTCAAATTTTTTAGCCATCACCGCATGATGTCTTCCGTGCACAAAACCCGGCCACATATATTTCACATAATCCAAAAAGCTCGCCTGACACTTCTCCCTTTGCAGCGCGTCCTTATACTGCGTCATCTGAGCCAAGAACTTCTCCTGCTCACTCGCCGGTAACTTTGATAATAAATCTTCAATCTGGGACATCAAGTTTCCTAAAATTTATATACACCGGCCGCACACTCCTCTCCATCCCCTTCATCTTCTTCAATACGCCAAGCTTAATCAGCCGCTCAATAATCTCATGCGTACTCCCCAAACTCCTACTCTTCCTGTGCTCCATCACCTCCCTCACACTCGGCCCATATCCCCTTATCTTCCAATACTCATCTATATATATAAATACTTCTGCTTGCGTTTTTGTCATCTTAAGTTCTAAACACTGTTCGTAATTTAGATCCTTTCGTTTTGCTATCATCTTAGGATTTAATACTTTAGTGGGGTGGCACATGAAACGTTTAGTGTGACCCCCTAAAATAGTTCTAATTAAACGCTCTCTTTTGCGTTCCATTAATGCTAAATACTTACTAACTGGATCCATCGCTTTGCTCCTCAGTCCTAAAGTCCTGCATTCTTCAGTTTTATAGTCCTGCATTTTTTTATATATTTTTTTTGACTATGCTGATTTAAGACCAAGGGGGTCATCCATGTTTTTGGAGGGTGGGTCTGGAATATTTTTAGATAGTGGTCGAGGGTGTGGAATAGTATGCGTGGGTACAAGTGACTCCGTTTGAGCTGAAGTGGGGGGCGGGGCGGGGTGGGTCTGCGCGTCCTGGGAATTTTCCCCGGCCTCCTGCGCCAGCGCGTCATCATCCGTGCTCTGAGCGTGTTCGGTTAATTGTGGCGCGGTTAGTTCATTCAATAGTGAATCAGCATCGCGCGCTATTACATCTTCTGCCGAGCTATTCATTAGAGAGCTAATCTCTTTTAATATCTTAGCCTTTATATCCTCGCTTGAGTGTATGACCTTGCTCTCTGTCCTGTGCGTGAACAGTGAGACTTCAGTCATTGTGCCAATAGTGCGCGCGCATTGAACCTTAACGGCCTGGGAAGTTTCGGGGTTTGTGAGCACGTCAACCAGCGTAGATACAGCCAGAGAGCGCAAGCCTTCTGCGGTTTGGTATTTCATTACCTCATTAGCCCGGTTTATAGCTTCGATTGTGGCCTGTATATCTTCCCGGCTCTTAAGCTGATAGGCCTTATTCGCAACTGTAGTTGGCTTTGCTTTACTGTTATATGCTTTTCGGTATGCGGTCGATCCCTTCTCTCCTCTTGCTACTTCTTCCGCGAACTTCTTTTGTTTCGGTGTTAATCCTTTACCCAAGCCTCCGAGCACATCCACAAACGGATTGTTCTTTATCT